CCACCATCTTTCTAATTCTTAATTTAGAATTAAAATCTTTTTCTGTTAAGACAATGAAATCATTTGCAATCTCAGTTGTTAAGTCTGATCTGTTTAACCAATTTGCTATTGATGATTTAAGTTCTGAATAAGTTGATAAAGCCATTATATTTTTCCTTGTGCTGTTCTAAAATATCTAAATTCATTACTATTAAGTTTTGTTTTTAATATTTTATTTTGTACTTGTTTTGGTAATCCCCACCAATTACCTTTGCTGTTTGAATCAAATTCATTTGCCCAAACTGATAAAGCAATCGTTGGAATTGAAGCTACTCTTTTAAGCTCTCTGCTTTTAGAATAACCATCATTTAAATTATATAAGGCTTTGTTATGTTTGAGATGTGGATTAACATTTACTTCTTCTTTGACAACTATCTTTTTTTCTTTGTCATCAATTCCATAATTTGTTTTTTGTAATCCATCTACAACAGTATCTCTCATCTACCTTGACCTCTATATTCTTTACGACTTGGTGATCTCTTATTAAAACTTTTAGAATGACGACCAGGTCTTTTTTTAGGTGTTGTTTTTAAAAGTGTTACAACACCTATGTTACCTTTTTTCTTTGCCACTATGCACTCATCTCAGTAACTGAAACGTTTGCAGTACCAATCGCAGCCATTTTTTCACCTGGTGACACCTTGAATATTTCAGGTTTGTCAACTGGTACAAAAATGTCATTTGCTGTTGCAGTTGGTGCAGTAGCAAATACGATATGAACGTCTGCATCCGCAGCTACTCTAACGTATTCAGTTTGTGAACCGAAAGCATTTGATGTTGCAACTGATGATCCTGAAGGTGAAATTTTTTGTGTTACTCCAGGTCTTAATCCGTAATTATAAGCCATTTTGTTCTCCGTTTTTTTAAGGGGGTAAACCGCTAGGTTTTCCCCCTAATTAATATTATCTTCTTATAACAAAAGTAACAAGAAGTTTTGCAGTTCCAGTAGATCCACCATCTGTTATCATTTCGATAGTGCCACCTTCTTCAACTCTGTTAGCAGCAGTTGGTTCAGATGAATCAACATCACCTGCAGCAGAACTTGTGTGAGCTACTGTGATAGCAGAGTTAGTCATTGCAGTTCCGCCAACTTCAAAAGTGATTGCAGCGTTTGCACCTGAAATAGCACCTTGTAAAGCAGTTATGATCTTGATGACTTTACCGCCATCAGGAATAGCTACGAAAGTTGATGAAGCTGAAGAAATATCTTCTATTTCCGCAGTTATAAAATAATCGTTTAATGTTCTCATTTTTTTTCTCCGTTAGTCGTTCTGTCCATAACCTATTTAGGACTTCAACACTTAGGTTAAGTGAAGGGGATGTAGTTTTTTAAAGGTTACATCCCCAATCACAATTTAGATTATGAAGTAGTTAAGTCTGTAACTAATCCACTTGCTTTTTCGTTTCTTGACTCAAGAGTGTACTCAGCAACCATGAATCTCTGATCTGCGTCAGCAGTTTGTGCAGGATTCTGTAAGCTGAAATCTCTTAAGAAGGCAACTGCCCAGTAATCCATCTCTAGGATTAAAGCATCTTGACCTCTTTTAGCAGCTGTGCCGTTAGCACCTCTGATGAATCTGTTTGGAGCAACTTGTAATGTTCCAAAGTCTGACTCATAAACGTCAATTGAAGTTACCAATCTTCTGTCTTCAGCTTGGTCAAATCTTGTAGATCCGCCAGTAAAGCCAGAAAGTTTTTGCTTATTGAAAGCTCCAACCATTATCATGTTTGGATTTCCGCCTTGATTGAAACAAGCTCTTAACACAGATTTCAATTGATCTTCAGTAAAAGCTCTTTGAGTTCCATCAACCCTAGCAGCACCATTACCAGCACCAGATCCACCTGCACCTGCGTCAACGTTAGTTTCGATCCAAGTTTGGACTCCACCTAATGTTCTTGCAGTTGTAGCGTCTCCAGCAGCTGCAGCTACGTTAGATAAAAGAGCAGTTTCCATATCTCTTTTTAATTCTTTCGCAGATTTTGCTACTTGGTAAGCTAACTCATTATTTCTTCCAGCAGATGTTACAGCATCATTTGTTCCTGATACTTGAACAGCTTTTGTAGAAATTTGAGTGTAGTTTGTTTCTTTAGTTGTTGCAGACAAAGTTGGGTAAGTGATTGTAGCACCTTCAACTTTAGCGTTTGCAGCTACCGCAGCCAAAGCATCTGTTTGCCATTGGTGCGAAGTATTTGTTGCTCTTGTTTTAGCAACTCCAGACATAAAAGGAGTTTCTGTAGGTGATATATTGTAAATAATATCAGCTAAGTCTTCTCTTATACCTACTGTTGTGTATGTTTGATATACAGCCATTTTATTTCTCCGTTAGGTTATTGTTTATAAATAACGCATCAATAGATCAGTTGCATCTTTTGGACTTCCTGATTTTTTCAATGCTCTTATTTTTTCCAACCTAGAGCTTCGATCTAAATCTTCTTTAGTTGCTTTGACACCGGATTTAATAACTTTTGATGGCTTGACTTTGTTGTTAACTAAAGTTGGTTTCAACTTTTTGTTTTCTTGATATTTCATTCCATCTACGATCACTTCAAACATTCTTGAATCATAAACTGCATTAACGTCTTTCTCAGAAAAACCTTTAGCCAGTAAATAATTAGTCATATTTGATCTTAAAGAGTTTCCTTTTACAGGATCTTGCAATTCAGGGAACTTCATAGTTACCTTTTTTTGCTCCTCTTTTAAGATTTCCTGAAACTGTTGTTCTTGGACTTCTCTAAGTTTCTTTTGAGCTTGAGAAAGATTTTCTCTCCTTCTTCGAATCTTACGATCAATCCTAGCAGCTTCAGTTGGATCTTCATCCCAAAGTTTATCAAGTTCTTTGGCATTTATATCGCTATTAACTTCAGCGTTCAAAGTCAACACAAGTGAATTTAAATCATCCATCTTGGTTGATATTGCTTTTGCCAGACGTTCTTTTTCGAAGGCTAACTCTTTTCTTTCAAGAGATAGTTCTTCTGTCTTACGTCTGTAATCAGCATCTTTCTGATAACCTGCTTTTAATTCTTCAAGGTCAACTTCGATAATTTCACCATTAACTTTTATTTGGTGTAAATCGGTTGTTTGTTCTTCATTAGCATTTTCTTCTGATGCTTCTTCTTCGACTAAAGTTTCCTGTTCTTCAGGTTGAACTTCAGGTTGCTGTTGTTCCTCAAGATTTTCTTCTGCTTTCGCTTTAGATTCTTTTGGTTCAACTGGTTTTGCTTCTTTCTTAGGACTTTCGATTATCCCTTTTGGATTCAATAGTCCTTCGATTGACTTCGCAGCACCTTGTACTGACGCATTTGTCAGTAATGGGTTGTTCTCTGACATTTTAATGTCTCCTATGTTAAGCTGTCTTGATGACTTGGCTTATTTTAACCTTAGGTGGTTAAAATTTTTTTTCTTGTTGAGATTTTCGGAAAATTTCTAATTGCTTTTCAGCTAATTTTCCTGTCTCCAGAATACTTTGTAAATGTTGCTCAACTTTACCTACAACATTATATGCGATCCAAAGTTTTTCCCTTGTATCGCTTTCTTTCGCACCTGTTTTTTCTAATAGTGCTTCAGAATAAATTTTTTTAAGAGATTCGATTGCCTCTTTAAAAAGATTATTCTCTAAAATCTGTTTCGCCTGGCTGGATCTGCTCAGTTCCTGCGATCTCTGTGCCTGGTCTTTGGTTTCCATTTAGTCCTTGTACTTGTTTGCCTAACATACTAGCAGATTTTTGTGCTTGTTCAAGTATCTTGCTATTTCCAGCTACGATCATCTTGTCAAGATCAGCATCTGCCTTGATTTTTGCTGTATCAAGCTGAGTATTATATTTTAAAGCAATATCTTTTATCTTAGCTTCAAAATCTAATAAGTCTGATTGTCGTTTTTGTTCTAATTCTTTGTATTTTAATTCTAAATCTGCAATTTTTCTTTTCTCCTCACTTGCAATTCTAGTAAATTCAATTTTTTCAATTGGAGTTAATGGTGGAGGAGCAGGTGGTTGCATTAATTGTTTACCAATATCAGGATTAACGAAGTAACTTTCAACGTTTTTAAGACCTGCGTTCTCAATAATTTTAGAAAGTGTGTTGTAAATGTTCTTCAATGTTACCATTGGCATTTCTTTTCCGCCTTGTAAATTGAAAGCCTGTAATTGTCTTTCTAAAATATTGTTTAAAATTAAAATTTGTTGTTCTTTTGAACCTGTGCCAAGACCTACTACGATTGAAATGTTGAATTTATCTTTCCACTCAGTAGGTTTTACCGGTACATACTGATTGTTCAGCATAATAATTCTTTCTTTGTCTTGGTATTTCACCATCAATTCAAAAATTTTTCTAAATAAATCTTTAACACCTGTCTCAGCAAATATTCTTGCGATCAATTCTGAACGCATTTGCGTTTGTGTCATTAAGGCATTTACACCAGTTGCAGTTTTTGCGTTTAAAGTATCAGGATCTAATCCTTGAACTTGTTTTGAAATACCAGTTCTTACTTCCCTTACTGAATCTAAATAAGATAATAATGGAAATGCTTGTTCTGAAATCGGTTGAGCTTGTAATGGTTGCATAACTTGGCTAGGTGGTTGTTTGGTCCTAACTACTCCGCCAGGTCTAGTCGTTAATAAATCATCCATATTAACCATACCATCCATAATTGCGACCCTGTTATTATTAGTTAAATACATGTTATCTAATAATTGTCTCATCACAGTAGATTTCATTAATTGAATGTCTTCTACTAATTCAGAAATCGATCTACCATAAAATCTATGTGGCATTGGAATTGGAGTAATCGTTACGAAAGGTGCGGAGTCAAATGGTTCATTTGATAAAATTGAATAACCATCATCACCGGCAGAAACTATCTTTCTTAATTCTGCTATGCCATCACCATCATAATCGTACTTGACGTAGCTTTCATAAATTAAAACTTTTTCAGTTGATTTATCTGTTGGAGTATCAATTGGATATTCATCAATGTTTCTTGTTCTAACAATTTCTTCATTGTTATAAATGTCTATGTTCGTTGCAGGAAGTTCCATAACTTCTTCCTCATCAAATCCCATCTCAATGATTTGTGATCTTGTCATTAAAACTTTGTGAGCTACGAAGTCTGCATCTTCAATTGACTTGGCAGACCTATCAATTAAAAATTCTTCAGGCGGAATGGATTCGATTTTTATTTTTCCATCTTTCTTAATTCTTTTAATTTTTAAATTGTAAAGTGTGAAGTCAGGTTCTTCTACCGCAGAAACATCTAAGCGCTGCATCTCCATTGCTTTTAAACTTTCTTCAAATTGTTCCTTAGCTTCCTCATCTTCCATTTCTTCTTGCTCAACTACCTCAATCTCATCTTTGCTATCGTCTAACAATGAATCGTATTGGTCAGAACTTAATCTCTTATAAGTTTCAAATTCTACCTTTTCATTTTCATCATAGTAGATTTTTAAGAAACCATTTTTTTCAATTAGTGCGTCTTTGAAAAAATTATAAAGTAATTGGAAACCATTATTGTCTTTGTAGAAAACATGGTTCAAGTACTGTCTCTTATACACATCTGACGCTGCCGACGACTCCTTACGTGTA